GTCTTTTTTGCTCATAGGCTTCATGTTAATCCTCCTTTCCTCTTAATATTTTGGCTATCTTGACAAGCTTTTCCAAATCCTCTTGTGTTAAATTTCCCCGAGCAAAAATTTCAAGGTCTTTTAATAACTTGATTTTAGTTTCTTTACTTTGTTTCGGCTTCTCTTCTTTAAAAGTTACCTTGATTCTCTTTTTTAAATCTTCATTTAGCAAATCTGCTGGTGTTATTGTAATTCCTAACTGAATAGAAAAATAATTAGCTAATTTTTCAAGTTTTCTCTTTGGTGGCACATTCCCTCTTTCCCACCGGTATAGAGTAAGGCGTGAAACTCCCAAAATAACGGCGAATTCTTCAGTCTTGTAAGGCTTTCCTCTTGCGTTCATGCCTAATATCTGCCTTAGAAGAACCAGATTTTCGCCCCAAATTTTATTTACATTCGGCATATTTTTTTGATGTAACATTTTTAAGCAAAATGTTACTTTTTGAAGCTAAAATTTTAATTTTTTTCTTGACAAACTATTTTTGCGCAATTATTATTATATCGGGTTCTTTAAAAAAGCAAACAAAAAAACAGGGAGGGCAAAGTGAACGCAACAGAAAAAGTCAGAATCCTTGAGGCGATACTTCCTGAAAATCTAAAACAAGAGTTTAGAGCATTTTGGGAAAGTCCCGAAAAGAATGTTAATATTTTACGGGGAATCTTTAAAGCACACGGCTACGAAAAAGATTTGGATGATTTCCTAAAAGACATTAACCTCAACAGGGAGGGCGAAATGTCTGATAAAAAATTTGCAGTTGTTATGTATCAGTTCGGGGCAAAAGCCGAGCTTGGCGAATTCTCCTCAGAAAAAGAGGCGATAAAAGTCGCCAGATCGCCAGAAAAGCCTGCAAAAACTCGGCTTTTGCCGAGGTCGAGTGCGTTATCTTTAAAGAAGACCGTCCGTATATTAAATATGTTGGACGGTCGGCAAGAAAAGTATGGTTGTAAGGTTTAGTTAAAAACACAAGGAGGACAAGATGGTAGAAATCATTCAGCAAAAGCCGGCGTTTGAATTAAGCGCACACGACTACAATGGTGAAGGTGAGGAGATTCTTATCTCCTGGCAGGATTTAATTGAAGCAAAGCCAGGAGATGAATGGTGTGCAAGGTCGGGAAATACATTAAGAGAATGCACAACTTATGATTTATTAAAAATTCTATTTAAAACCGAAAATTATATTGTAGCGGTTAATGAATGGGAAACTGTAGGGACCTACCCAAATTATGAAGTAACTCAAAAGGCGAGGTTAATAATTTTCTGCCTTAATCCTGAAGTTGAGCTTCAAGAAGAAATTAAGAGAGTTATTAAAGAATGAAAACATGCCCCGCTTGTCGCAATGCAGGCGGGGTTTTTATTTGAAAATTGTAGGTTAAAAATAAAGGGAGCTGCCAAAATCGACGAGGTGAAAGGTTAGCGGCAGCTCCCCCAAAGTAGACGGCTAAAATGAAAATAGGGCAAAGCTCCAAAGAAGTCAAGGGAAAAATCCTCACCAATGAATTCCTAACCTTAAAACAAACAGCGCAACTTTTAGGTTTTAGCTATGCGTATTTCCGCAGGATTTATTTAAAATTAGGCATTCCGCATTATTTTATCCCGCCCAAGACCGTCCGATTTCGCAAGCAAGACATTCTTAATTGGCTGGAAAAATATCGTGTGGACATAAACCTCAAACAAGGAGGTCAAAATGTCAACAGAAATTCAGCGCAAGGACAAAAGCACTATGGTGAAAGGCGACCCGTTTCAAAATCTTATCGAGCGGGTCGTTGAGGAAAAGATGTCTGTTGATGTTTTAGAGCGCCTTATAGACTTGCGCAATAAAGTAGCGCAAGAGAAAGCCCGCCAAGCCTATTTCAACGCACTTTCCGAACTGCAAAAAGAACTGCCCATAATACAAAAGACAAGAGAGGTTTACAATCAGGATGGTAGTTTGCGATTCAAATACGCCCCTCTTGAGGATATACTTAAAGAAATCAAACCGCTATTAGTCAAGCACGGTTTCAGTTATCATTGGAAACAAAAAAGTTATGAAGACGGCTCAATTGAGGTAACTTGTGTTGTAACACACCAACAAGGGCATTCCGAAAGTGTAACTTTCCGAACCAAAATTCATGAGACCAAATTCATGAACGATATACAGCGTTTAGGAGCCACGATAACTTATGCGAAAAGATATACTTTGTGCAGTTTGCTGGGTATTATAGTGGCTGATGAAGACAACGAGCAAATACTTGTGGAAACTGTAAAAACTGAACCTGTAAAAAATGGTGTTGAAAATTCTGTAAAAAATCATAAAGAAATAACAAAGAGTGAAGAAGAGTATATAAGAAGCTTGGTTTATAAAATCACCAAAAAGCAATTCCCACGAGAAGAGCCTGCCTATTTACAAAATTTGACTGATTTTGAAACTAAAAGGCTTACCGAGAATCTGAAAAGTCAAAAAGATGTCAAGATTCTTATTAATAGACTTCTTGCTGTTATAAAATATTTGCAAGGAGATGAGGAATATAAAGATACCTACGAAAAATTCACAAGCTGGCAAGATAAAGAAATTTTCCCCTATATAGTAGCTCCCAAGAATCAAAAACAAGAGGTAACAACTGTAGAAGAAGCTGAAGAAGCGGAATCATCGGAATCAAAAGAGGAGACAGAAGACCGTTTGAGGAAAAAGATTTTCGCACTCCTCAACGGTCTTGGAATCAAAGATAGGGACGAAAGATTAAAGTTATTTTCCGAAATACTCGGTAGAAAAGTTGAAAGTTACAAAGACCTTAGCCAAGATGAGAAACTACTTATCTTAGCGGAACTTGAGGAAAAGAGGAGAGTCGTGCCATGGTAAACGGACAAGAGAAGACACTCTTGGCTAACATTTTAATCCTGAAGACTTTGGCGAGCGATGAGAAGCTCCCTCTTAACCTTTTGAGGCGATTTAAGAGGCTCAAGAGGGAGCTTTTCCCCGCTTGGAAAATCGTTGAAGAAATACAACGGAAAAAGAAGTTCAATCTAATAAAGTGCCTAAACGCATTAGAAAGCTTAGGCACTTCACATCTTGAGTATCCCGATAGGTATATCTTCATGACCGAACAGTTAATAGATGACATAACTAACTGGCTTGTGAAAAATGGTAAAAGATTATGAGAAAATTATAGACTATATCATGCTTTTAAATCTGACAAATGCCCAGAAACTCGCATTGATAAACTTGATAAGGCGCTACAACGGCAATGAAGTAGACTGGGGAGCATTGAAGAAACTTGGTGGCAGAATGAAGTCCGAAGTTCGGAAGATTTTTAATTCTATTATACCTGAGTTTATTAATAGGGGGTGGATAATCAAAGATTCAGTTAGAGGACAATGTGTCCTTAATGAGAAGGACAATATGTCCTTGCCGAGGGACAATATGTCCTCAGTTGAGGACAATATGTCCTCGAGGAAAGGGACAATATGTCCTCGTGAAAAATCAAGTAATATCAATACTTTGTTGAAAAATGAGGGACAATATGTCCTCAGCAAAGGACAATATGTCCTCGACGGAGGACAATATGTCCTCGCCCTAAATAAAGTAAAATCAACGGTTTGTAAGAAATCAGAGGACAATATGTCCTCAGGACAATATGTCCCCCCCAAAATCGTGAGAGTCTGTAATAATAATATAGATATACTTAGTAGCTTAGATAACAATGTAATATTAGTTATTAAAAGCTTATTTAGAAATATAAATAATAATATTAATAACAGAGACACAGCAAAAAAGAAAAAGGTCCAAATAGACCTTCCTGACAAAAAGAAAAAAAGAAAATCTGGACCAGGGAGACCTACCTACACAGAAGACTTTGCCCGATTCTGGGAATACTATCCTCGTAAAGAAGCTAAAAAATTAGCTATTAAGGCTTTTGAGAAAGCAAAACTCACCACAGATGTGAACAAAATAATCGAGGGAGCTAAAAAATACGCTGAATTTGTCAAAAAACACGGGATCGAAAATCGTTACATACTTTTGGCGCACAACTGGCTAAAGCAAGAGCGCTGGAATGATGAATACAAGACTGATTCGGATAAATGGCAAAGGTTAGGAAAGGGGAATTATTACGATAAATGGTAAAAAGCAAGGAGGTGAATCATGGGAGTTGATTGGAAAGTCTATAACATCAGCAAGGACATAGAAACCCTGATGTCCTTGCTTGACGAAAAAATTGACTTCGCCACTGGTGAGATAACCGAAGAAGCCGAATCAATCTATGAGCAACTGCAAAAGCTTACTTTGGAGCGTCGTGAACTACTTGAGGATGTTTTCTGCGAAATTAAGAACAGGGAGCGAATCATAGAGGCTATAAAAGCTGAGGTAAGGGAATTGGTGAATCGTTGTCGTCAACACGAAAGCGTTCTAACTCGACTCAAAGAAATAGCAAAGCTCGCTGTTCAACAAGAAGGTGGTAAATTCAAGGGTAAACTTTTCAGCGCTTATATAAAGAAAAGCTTTAAAGTCGAGGAAGTGAATCTCGATGCCCTGCCTGATGAAATAAACGGAAAGCCGTTAAAGAGAGTAAAGGTAGAACCTGACAAAAAAGCAATTTTGGAACTTTACAAAAAAGGCGTCCCTGTTATGGGCGCTAAAGTCGTGGAGAGCGAAAGCGTGATTATCAAGGTTAAGTGACAAAAAGTAAAACTAAAAATTTTTTAGCTTTGGCAGCAAAACAAACTATGAGAAGAATCAATAAAAGGTTGCTCATAGGTGTGAAAAAACATCTGCGTAAAACAATTCCTTGGTACTGCTATGAAAAGGGTGACCCTGATTACATTTGTGGCTTTTGCGTTGGCTGGAATAAGTGTAAAAAAGAAATTTTGAACGAACTGGAGAGGCTAATCAATGAACCTACAAAGATATAACAAAACTTTAGAGGAATTCGTTGTATATGATGACAAAATCAAAATCGTATTAGGAAAAGTGAAGTCAATAGCGGAAAATTTGAGAAAACACATAATCTTGGGGGACTGGTTCTTATTCTGGGGACGGTGTGGCACGGGAAAAACCACACTTGCCCTTTATATTTTTAAGCATGCACAAAATATAACAGTCCCTGAGTTCAACCCCTGGACAAAAACCGTTAAAAATCGCAAGGCCACTATACACTACGCAAGAGCACTTGACCTAATTAAATTGTCTAAAAGCCTTTCGCCTGATTCCGAACAAAAGCTGAAAAACATTAAAGAGTGCGATTTCCTCATAATTGATGATTTCGGTATAGGCTACAATACTGACCACGAAAAGATTTTCTGGTTCGAGATTTTCGGACACCGCTACGACTGCAAACTATCGACGCTAATAATATCAAATCTGGATGCGGAAAGTCTAAAATCTTATGTCTTGCCACCTCTTTGGGATCGAATACAAGAAGCGAAATTTATATCGTTCGACTGGGGGAGTTTTAGAAATCAAAACTCAAAACAAGGGGGTTAAAATGGTGGAGTTAAAGCATCAGAAAATCTTCAAGGTTAAATTCGAGGGTAGACATTGTGATGTTTGTTGTCAAGCCCTCAAATATTTCCCTACAAGCTGGTATTGTGCAATATTTGATAAGCTTCTGGTCAATGATTTCACGACTGAGGAACGATTCAAAATTTTAAGATGTCCAGATTGTCTAAAAGCCTTCGGAGGGGAAAATGAGACCGCTGGAAAGCGAAATAGGGTTGATAGTGAACACGCCTGTATTGACAAGAGATGAAAAAATAAAGGAGCTAAAGAATTTGTTCATAAGGTATGCAAAGAAATTGATTCCCGAAAGAGCTTACGGTCAAAATTTAGAGCCTTATGTTAGAGGCTGTCGTGACGGCTGGAACGCATGTAGAGAAAATATAGTTTCTCAAATCAAAAAAATTTTCGGGGAGGTGCAAAGATGAGGGACTTTATCCATGTATTACCTAACAAAAATAGCAATATTTGGCTTGACTTTGTGGGCAAAAGTTACTACTCGCCGAAAGATTTTATAAGGGAAGCAAAAATAATGGGGTTTTCTCGACTCGTTGATACTTATGGAAAAATAGGCGATTTAGTCTTATTTGCACAAAAGAATGGAAAAAATCATACGATTTTTGCGGTTGGTATTGTCGAGGGATATTGCCTGCCGTGGGAGTTAATAAAAGAAATTCGAGATGAGAATCAGGATTTAGTAAAAATAGGGGAAACTAACTACGCCTATGAGGTTAGAGGCTGCGGAATGCTTGTAACTTCTGGCACTTATGAAGTTGCAGAAGGTAGAGAAGATGAATTCGCTGAGGCGGTGAACAGAAAAATTTATAAGAACCGCAAAGAAGCTAAAAAGCTCCCTAAAGTCTTCATGCGGGGCAGGATAATAAAAGTTTTTACGAAGCCTATAAAATTGATAGCCGATTATTCACGAATGCCATATAGAGTGGAAATTGTTAAAGCCCCGTTGAATTTGCGGTCTTTATTTGAAAAAGTCAAAAGGGTTCAAAATTTGATACATATTAGCAGGCTTTATGAGAAAAAAGAAGCTAAAAGAGGTAAAAAATGACAATCGAGGAATTGCGTAAATTTATAAAAATAAGTCAAGCGATTAGAATTGAAGTGGCACAGTGTGAAAATTGTGGTGAGTATGTTATTGCTATTTGTCCAGGAATTAATGCTTTTTTGTCTATAATTGATGGTGCATATAAAGATAGCAAAATAGTATGTGGAAAGTGCGGAGGAAATTTAAAATTTAAATTTTTAAAATTAAAAAGGAGGCGAGCATGTTAGTAAAAGCATTATTCATGGGCTTTATTCTGATAATGCTCATGTTTATTATTGGAGATTTATTAAAAAACCCTTCTGATAGCGGTCCTGATTTAGGTTAAGATAGAAAGGGGGCGAGCATGAGATTAGTTGAAATTGACAAAGGTCTTTATGTGAATCTTGATTTTGTATGGGTTATTCAATTTTGCGCTCAGCAAGATGATAAAAAGTTCTATTTTCGGTTCGGTTTTGGCGCTAAAGACCAGTATACTTATTTTCTGGCATCAAAAAGTTTCAAAACAAAAGAAGAAGCTGAAAAGTGGTTCGAGGATTTCGTCTTGCCTCTAATTCCCAATTTTTCGCTGCTCACCGGCGAGTTCAAAATTGAAAGAATATCAATGAAATTAAAAAAGGAGGTGTAAAATGACTAATTTCAAGGATTCAACAGAGCAGGCTGTAAAAGAAAGTTTCGAAAGGCAAATAAAATATATTAAAAACGGTAAAATAGGGGAATTTGTTGTGGAAAATTTAAAGCAATATGCTAAAGCTATCGTTGCCTTTGCGCTAACTTTCAATATTAGCGAAAAGAAATTTCGGGAAATACTTGAAGACGGAAATGATGTTATTTTATCGCTTTACCGTGAAGCAAAGGAGGGAGTATGTCAAGTAAAGAATTGATTGAAGAAAAATACAGGCTAATAAGGGCGTTAAAACTTGTAAGTAAACTTTTGATAAGAAAAATTTTGCGAATAGAACAGCCTACTGAACAAAATATAAGCAACTTTTTCCAAAGATTAGGCTATCCTGAAGACTTTTTGAATAAGGTAAAGACAGGACAATTCAAAATAAGTATTGCCGAGCTTAAAGCGCTTAAAGATTATTTGTGGGATATATTTGAAAGCTCCAAAGCCCCACTAAATTTATATGGTTATGATGAAGAATATAAACCCTTCCTTAATTTTGTGAAAAAATATTATGGTGAAGAATTTATTTGTGGGGAAACTGCAGTAAAAGAAGATTCAGAAGGTTTGCAGAAATTAGGGGAATTCTTAACTAACAAAAAGGAGGAATTAGTATGAAGGAGCAAGAATTTTTAAGAAAATTGAACGATGAAGTTGTGGAAAAATTAAGAGAATTCACGAAAGGCATGCTGGCAGCATTAGAAGCTGGAAATGATGAGAAGTTTCTCGTCAGGGCAACATATCTATTTATGGCGGCTTTATGTTCTTTTGCTCATGCGCATGGCTGGCATGAAAGAGATATTATTTATTTCCTATTTGAGGTAACACTGGATACTGTTAAAAAATTTGGGGAAATTCCCGGTCCTGAGGAATTAGAAAAGTTTTTTGAATCAAAATATGGTGACAAAAATTCTAACAATTGACCCTGGACTAACGGCAACAGGTTTTTGCGTTTTTTCAGTTAAAAAAGGTAAGCTTGTTGTTTGCGAATTGGGAACTATAAGACCTCAGAAGGCTAAAACTTTTGAGCTAAAAGCGGAAATAATAAGTTCCGAGCTTAAAGAAAAGCAAGGCGATGTGGTGGTCATTGAAGAACCTTCACCTAACTGGACACGATTCGGTAAAAATCATAGGTCTTTAATGCTTCTGCAACAGTTAATAACCCGAATCGTGCTAAATCTTCATGATAGAGAAGTTTACTTTGTTAATGCAGATGAGATAAGTAAACCCCGCAAGCGAAATTATGATGACCTTCAGGATTTGGCGATAAAGAAATATCTCGAAAAGTTGGGCTTCAAAAAGACGAGCAGGCATGCGAGGGACGCTGTTAGAGTGGGTTTACATTGGTGGGAAACTTACGGAAAAATTTGGAAAGGGAGTCAAAAATGGAGTGGTAAAATGGAGTGGTATCCTACAGATGAGCAATTAGACAAGATTAAGAATTGGGATATTAATGATATTGAAGGTTGTTTGCGTTATATAGGAAGTTTGTGGCATATTTGCGGAAGGTGGCAAGAGGGCAACGGTTTCTTTGTTTTCGCTACAGGCGGTTGGTCTGGCAATGAGTCTTTGCTTGGAGCGCTTGAGGAATCGCTTATTTGGTCAATTATTCATTGGGATTCGTTATATTTACCGGGCGGTTTGTTAATTGTAGCGGTTTCAGAAAAAGCAAAGATACAAATGGACAAACTACAGGATAAGATAACAAAATGGGCTTGGAAAAAGGTAAAGTAAGGAGGCAAAGATGAGAGAGATTAAGTTTCGAGCGTGGCATAAGAAAGAAAAATGCTGGGCATATGGAGATTTAAAGCGTGGGTTAGCAAGTTTTTTTGAGGCTATAAATAAAGGGGAATTAGATGAGAATACTCTTTGTCAACATACGGGCTTTGAATATAAGGATTGGTGGGAAAAGGATATAATCCGAATACCTGATGAAGGCTTATTTATAATTGAGTGGAAGGATGCAAAGTGGGTAGCTTTACATGTTAAGAAAGGTTATTTTATGGAGTTACATGTTGCTTGGTTAAGGGGTGGTAAAGTCATTGGCAACATTTATGAAAACCCTGAATTAATAACTGGAGGTAAAGATGAGGGAGATTAAGTTTCGAGGCAAAGATGTGGAGACAGGAGAATGGAGATATGGGAGTTTAATCATTGAGGGTAATACACTATATATTATGTGCGGAAAGCTTTACTTTCTTGATGATAATTCAGGCAAATTTGCGGGTATATATCAAGTTGACCCTGAAACGGTTGGGCAATACACAGGACTTAAAGACAAAAACGGAATAGAAATTTATGAGGGAGATATAATAAGTTTCGGAGGTGCTATAAACTACATAGTTATCTGGGGTGATGAGCCTTTCCTTGCTTTCTATTATAAACCAATAGCGGGTGGTGAAATGTTTGTTTTAGAAAAGCGAGAATGTGAGAAACTTGAAGTCATCGGCAACATCTTTGACAATCCTGAATTGTTGCCTTGCGTTAGGAAAGGAGGCAAAGATGATTCCGAAATTGTTAAGTAAATTGTTGTGTTTTTTGGGAATTCATAAGTGGAAACCTATAAAAAATTAGGAAGGGGGTAAAAGTGCCAATAATGAAGACGGTAAAGTTTAAAGGTGCAACAGGAAACTTTTATCAGGGGATTATTGTAGCAAATTTGACTAAAGATGATTATAAGGAATATTTTGTTAAGATTATATTTCGCTTTGATGGTAAAGCTAATCCTTTTGCTGTAATATTAAAAAATAAACGGACAGATGATAAAATGCGGGTTGATATAGGCGGATTTGGAACAGGTTGTGGTGGAAGATTTGAAAAACATGAAAAAGGTCCCGCGCAAATAGAAATAGATGTCGCACAGAGTTGCGGAGTTGAAACAGATGATATTATAAGATTTTTTATAGAATTTGGTAAATTATTAGAGGAATTATTAAAAGATATAGGTCATGACTTATATGATTTGGGCAAAAATAATTTAAGACGATGGACAAGCAAATGATTAGAGATGATGAGGAATTAGAGCTTACAGTCAAAGGTTTTCTTTGGGCTTATTTCGACTCAAAGGGTAAAAAATTCACGATACCTGAAATTGACGACCTTCTGAATGCCTTATATGTATTTTTGCACAAAAACGGCTACAATGCGTTGGTTTTTGACAAAGGCGAAGTTATAGAGGCGAAAGTGAAAATTGCTGAAGGCTCAGATTCAGAATGATTTCGTTATTTTATTATAATTATCTTTTTCCCATCTTTTATATAGATTCCGCTTCTAATTGGCTTTTCTACCTTGCGACCACTTAAATCAAACAAACCTTTCGGAAATTTCCGTTTAGGCTTAATGTTTTCTTTAACTTTTAGCAATGTCGTATCTACAAGTATTATCCTGAAATACTGTATAGGTAAGCTACTGTTGTAGCGATAGCAATGATTGTAGCTATCGAACCGCCCCGCTTGGAATCTGAAACAAACCGAATCACCATCGTTGATGTAGCTAAAGTGAGGCAAATAGCTTATGGGTATATACCAGAAATGATAACCCCAAACCAAACTACACACAGGACTCCAGCAGGGCGCTACCGGGAAAAAATAACAATAAGGGATTCCGCTATAAGAACGGTAGCAAAGACAAGTGTCGTTTATGTAGTAAGTATCTGCTGTCCCAAGAGAACTATCGAAAACCCAAAATTTGATAAAATATTCATGCCAATATCGGTCTGTATCACTTGTATCTGGAATTAAAGAGGCTCTAACGGCAAGAGTGCACAAGTTTTTATTAAAAGAAGAATAGCAAGAGTCACAATAAATATTTGTGTCAACGAATGCGGTATCACCATAGCCTTTTTGGAAAAAGACGAAAAGAAAATTGTAACCTTGCGCAAAGGTAAAATTTAACAAGCAAAGTAAGCTTATTAACAGTCTAATCATTGCAGATTATATATTTTACTCTATTGACAAATTATAGAAAAAATATATAATTTTGTCAAGATTAAAAATCAAATATGAAGGGGAAAAACGCTAAAAAAAAAGAATTGTTTTTGGAGTTGTTTTGGGAGACGGGAGGTAATATAGCTTTAACTTGTAAAGAAGTAGGTATTTCAAGGCAGACTTATTATAACTGGCTGAAAAAAGATAAGAAATTTGCTAAAGCTATTGAAGAAACTATGGAGGCTATAATTGATTTTGCGGAAAATAAGCTTTTAGAGTTAGTAAAACAAAAGAACTTAGGGGCTATAATATTTTTCTTATGCAACAAAGGGGCAGTTAGAGGTTGGCGAAATCCTAATAAAGTTGAAATAAGTGGTCAAATCGATGTCCCCAGAATTGTTATAGAACCCGCAGAAGGGGGTGATAAAAATGGCGAAAAGCAAGAAAATTGACAATTTGGACACTAATAAAAAAAGCGGACTGAAAATTGTTTGGGTCGATATAAGTGAATTGAAGGCTCCTGAATACAATCCTCGTAAAGCCTCTAAAGAACAGTTTGAGCAACTTAAAAAGTCTATTCAGAAATTCGGATTTGTTGACCCTATAATTGTAAATTGCGCTCCAGGTAGAGAAAACATTGTCATAGGTGGAAATTTCAGGGTTGAAGTAGCGAAAGCTTTGGGTATTAAAAAAATTCCCGCTGTTTATGTTTGCATACAGGATATAGAAAAAGAGCAAGAGCTGAATCTACGCTTGAATAAGAATACAGGTGAATGGGACTGGGAATTGCTTGCAAATTTTAGTGAAGACATGCTCTTGAATGTTGGTTTCTCTTTGAACGAGGTAGCTAAAATTATGACTTATGATGATGTGAAATTTTTTGATGAAGATAAAACAATGAGAAAGTTTAATGTTATTATCAAGTGCACCAATGAAGAACAATTAGAGCATGTTATGGAGCTTTTGAAAATTAGCAAAAGGTCAGTAAGGTATGAAGATTTTATAAAATGTTTCGGAAATTGAATATAATTTTGCACTTGCGCAATCCTAAGAACAATTGCGCATATATGTATTTTGTTAGATATTTGCGTGATAAGTTTGGACTAATTGATGTAAATAGTGTTGAGGAACTAACTTATTTTGTTGATAAGACTATTAATAGTATCTTAATACCGTATAGTTTCCGCTATCTGGACAACATAAAAGCTAAAGTTGAGTTCATAAGAGAAATTTTGAGAAAAAACCCAGATGTGAAAATAATTAGGTTTTTCAATGAATACAATGTTCCTGAGAATTCTGATTTAAGAAAAATTTTTACGGAACGACCTTACGATTTGCTAATAACTAATTTTGAACGGGATGTTAATAAATTCAACTACAAAAATAGGCTGACTTTAAATGTTAATTGTTTAAGCTTTTTTGATTTCCAAGTAAGTTTTAGAAATGTAAAAAAATATGATTTGATTTATTATGGTAGCTTTAGAGAAAACAGAAAAAAGTATTTTTTGAAATATTTAAAAGACAACGAATGCGCTATTATAAGTTGTAGTTTAAGAGCGCTCGATAGATTCAAAAATCTTTTGGGTAAAGCAAAATACATAGACACAATAAAAAATTTAGGCAAGATTTCTTGCCCTCTAAAATATTTTAGATACGGACTTTATATAGAGGACACGATAACACATAAAAACTATAATTTTCCAGCTAACCGCTTTTATGAGCAACTTTCCTATGAAGTTGTGCAATTTTTCGATGTCAATTGTCTTAATACTTTTAATCGTTATGGTTTAGATATTGCTGATTTTATCGTAACTGATAAAGAGGATTTAATTAGAAAAGTCAAAACAAGTAATTATTTTGAGTTGTGGGAAAAACAAAGACGCTGGCGAGAAAAAGCTGTTGAAGATTTCCGAATTTTAGATAAACAAGTCGAAAAACATTTATCGCCTTACTTTGCCTGATGAGACCTAAAACCGTGAAAATTAAAGCCACCCGTATTTTTTATGCTAATTTACAAGCCACTAAACCTGTTGTTCTAAATATAGGAGGCGCTCGCAGCGGTAAATCTTTTGCTATTTTACAATTGCTCTTGGTTTACTTTGTCAATCAAAACAACAAAAAAATTTTGATAACACGGAAAACTCGACCTGCTCTAAAGATTTCTTGCTGGGAAATGTTTTTGGATTTATTAGAGCGCACAGATTTCCGTAGGTTTTGTAAATTCAATAGAAGCGAACTCGATATAAGATTCAAAAACAATGTTGTCTATTTTAGAGCAATAGACAATCCTGAAAAAATTAAATCTACCGAGTTCAATTATATTTTCATGGAGGAAGCTAATGAATTCTCTTATGAAGACTATGTTATTCTTAAAACACGACTTTCCGCTCCTACAAAGCCCGATGAACCCAACAGAATGTTTTTAGCTATGAACCCTGTCGAATGCTGGATAACGGAAAATCTTGTCGAGATAGACGGTCAAGGCAATATAAAAGGCAAAGGCGATGTTGAAGTTATTCGCTCCTCTTATAAAGACAACCCCTTCTTATCGGCTGAATATAAAAGGCATCTTGAAAGTTTAAAATATGAGAATGAGCGCCTTTACAGAATTTTAGCTCTCGGGGAATTCGTGAAACTGCAAAATATTATCTATGACAACTGGACGGTTATAGATAACTATGATGACATTCCCGCAGATGAGTATATTTACGGCTTAGACTTTGGCTACAACAACCCCACCGCACTTGTGGAGATAAAAGTTAGGGACCAGAAATTTTACATTAAAGAGCTTATTTATCAAACTAACTTGACCAATGCGGACTTGATAGAGTTGATGAAGACGAAAAATATTAAGGGGACGATATTTGCCGATAGCGCCGAACCGCAAAGGATAGAGGAAATATATAGAGCGGGTTTCGACATCCACCCAGCAAGAAAAATATCGGTTCGTGACGGTATAGACTTTGTCAAAAGATTTAAGCTTTACATAGACAAAGAAAGCACCAACATTATAAAAGAAATCAAGTTTTATTCTTATAAAGTTGACAAAAACGGGAAAGTGCTTGACGAGCCAGTAAAGCTTAACGACCACGCTATGGACGCTATAAGATATGCTATAACTAATTTTCCCCTTGACACATTTGAAGAAAGTTATATAACTACTTTAGGCAAGCGCTACTTTTAAGTAAATTAAAACATGGAGGCTTTTAATGAGCTAACAGGTCAACTCATAAATCAGCAAATCAGCAAATTATATGATTTTCAGATTTTCGGTGTCCTTTCTTTTGACAGCATAAAAGAAATGCTTTTAGACCCTCAGATTATCGCTGCCCTTAATGTTATCAAACTTCCCTTGATACAAAATGATTGGGATGTTGAATGTGAAAGCGAAAAAGTTGCTGATTTTTTAAGAGAAGCCCTTCAACCTCTTTGGACTCGACTTTTACAGAATACATTAACAGGCTTAGAGTTTGGCTTTTCAGCGCAAGAGAAAGTTTTTGAAAAAGACGGAAAAAATATCTATATAGACAAGTTTATTCTTGCTGAACCCTGGAAAGTAAGTGTCAATATAACAGAAGACGGGAAATTCAACGGCTTTACTTACGAAAACATAATTTATATCCCGCCCGAAAAAGCTTTCTGGTGGACATATAATTTCAGATTCGGTAACTACTACGGAAAATCTATACTTGAGCCCGTTCACGAAATCTGGCGTGTGAAGAAACTCATAATGTTGTTTGCCAATAGACACTATGAGCGTAGAGGCACGCCACCCACCGTTGTCTATCGGCCAATAAAAACACGAATTTCGGGACCAGAAGAAGTGCAAAGCGATTTGACTTCCGCCAATTTAGCTAAACTTGTGCAAAGTTCGCCAATAATCGTAGCGCCTCGAAAAATCATGCCTGACGGAAAGGCTGTTAATCTGTGGGAAATAGCTAATTTGTCTCAGGACCTTAAAGGCGACCAGTTCATAGAGTATATAGACTACCTCGATAGGCTAATTTTGAGGGCGCTGTTCATTCCCGATAAAATAATTTACGGAGACCAGGGGAGTTATGCGCTTTCGCAAACGCACTCTAACCTTTTCATGCGCTTTATTCAGGGAATTTACGACAACGCTATCGAGTGGATAAATAACTACATAGTCAATCAACTTGTAGAGCTTAATTTTGGGCAAAACGCACCAGAAGCCCGAATTGTGGGCGCTCCACTTTCGCAAGAAAAAGAACTGCTCGAAAAAACTTGGCAAACACTGGTGCAATCTGGTCAGGCTCTTGTGGATTATAGTAGTCTTGCCGAAAAATTGGGTATCGCTGATATAGTGCCAAAACCTGAAAATCAGGAGCTGGAGCGAAATTTAGCGCCGGTTGTTGTTTTAGACAACAGCGAAAAGAAAAACGCTATAAGTCGTAAAGGGCGTAGAGAAGTTTTGAGTCTTTACAGAAAGCTTGACAATTTTTATTCGAATCAAGCTAAAAAAACCGCTTGGAAAAGCGCTTATAAACCGCTTGTTGACTACTTTGTCAAGTTAGCTCGAAAATCTGGCTACAAAGAAGTTCCTGAAAGCTTACCTGAGAACATTAAGAACAAGATAACAAACTATTGGACAGATTTAAACGCTGCCGTCTTTTTGATGGGCAGTTTTTTGACTTATAAGAAAGCAAGTAGCGTTGTTAAGAAGAAATTTCAAACTGTACCTTTCCCTATTGACATAGACATTGAAGATGTTTTCGACTTGCCACCTGAGGGAGCGATCGAGAAGTTCAAAGCTCTTATCCCCATGCCCAAAGAGCAATTTGACCAATTAATTCAGGCTTCACGATTTCACGGCTTCACGGTGGCGGACTATGATGAAGTTTACGCACTCAAAATGTGGCAGCGGGCGGTGGAAAAAGCTATAACGGAAGGCTGGACTTACAAACAGTTCCAAGACTATGTCGAGCAAGAGCTTTTTGTAAAAGCGGGTTTAACGCCCACGAATCCTTACCACATAGAGCTTGTAATGCGAAATAATTTGCAGACCGCTTTACATGCTGGCAAGTGGGAAGCTCTACAAGACGATTTCGTAAGGCAAATTTTCCCGTGGTTACAATACAACGCTGTAATGGACATGGCGACACGGCCCTCGCACGCTGCTATGCACGGTTTTACAGCGCCTGTTGACCATCCTGAGTGGGAAATTTGGTATCCGCCCAACGGGCACGGTTGCAGATGCACGGTTTTGGAGATAGACAAATGGGAAGCGGAAGGCTTAACGCCCAGCGAGCCAAGAGGCGTTATGCCTGACCCGGGCTTTGAATTTAATCAAGCCGCTAATTGGTTAAAGACTTAAAATGCCAATACCAAAACCACATAAAGGGGAAAAAGAAAAAGACTTTATGCGCCGTTGTATTAAGCAATTGAAGGAAATAGATAAAGATAGACCTATAAAACAAATTATAGCTATATGCTATTCACAATACAAAAAATATAAAAAGGAGGTTAATATGGAAAAAGATACTAATGAACTTATAGAATTTTGTCCTAAAGGGCATAAGGGTGGTCGAGGTCGGGGTTCAGCTAACTTTCCTGGTGGGAAAACAATGTGGGAAAAATATTTTAAATGGGCAATAAAACACGATAGCACTCAAGGATTAATCAATTTCCATCGCTATTTAGTAATGATTTATATAAAGAAAACGGGAAAAAATATATCCGTAAAAGACATTAAGTTGGAAGGCAATCCAGATGATTATGCTGAAATAATTGATATAAAAGATGCACCACAGTGGGTAAAAGATATAGAAGACAAATTGCCTCCACAAGATAAAAATCCTTATTCTGTTCAAGACCTGCTAACCTTAGATGATTGGGTAATAGAGGAATTAAGAAGAAGATTTAAGGCTGCTGGCAAAAAATTCACTGGACAGTCAATTAGAGAAAAATTACGGAGCAAAAAAGCTGAAATATCAGGGGAATTCATCTCTTTGCAAAGTCAAAAGGGTGTCCGATATAAACACAAACTTATCGGTATAGGCAAATATAAATACCAGGGTTCAGATTGGGAAGTTAACTATGAATATCTAAAAAAACTTAAAGAAAATACTGAAAAAGCTCTTGCGTTGGGCGTTGAAATTCCCGTCACGATTTCGCATCCTAAAACTTCAATCGATTACACGATTTATAAAGTTGGAAATCTTGTGGGTTTGGAGTTAACAGACCTCTGGCTATGGGGGATATTTGAAATTGAAGACCCTGAAACTGTTGAAAAGATAGAAAATGGTATTTGGGACAAAGTTAGCGTAGCGATAAAAGAAATAGGGCTTGAAACCATTCACGGCGAAAAGATAGAGCCGCCCTGCATTGACCATGTCGCTATAACCGCTATTAACGCAATTCCCGACCAAGGCGTTTTTATTAGGCTCGAAAAGGCTCGAAAGGGCAATAAAGAAAATGTTAAGTAGTTTTGAGAATCTTTTGGGCAAAAACAAAGAAAAAGAAAGTAAAGAGGAGGTAAAGATGGAAACACAAGAGAAAGTAAAAAAGCAAGATGAAATAAAAGACTCAAAGGTAAAAGAGTTAGAGCAAGAAATACAGAGGTTAAGAGATAAGATAAAAGAGCTACAGAAACGGGAAATAGAAAACAAAGTTGAGGCTTATATCGAAACTGGAAAGCTAACACCAGCGGTAAAAGAAGACGCAATGCTTCTTTTCCAAGCCCTTGCTGAGGATGATAGAGTCATAACTCTTGAGAACGATAAAGAGGTTCGTCTTGTGGACTTGCTTGTAAAGATTCTCGATAACTTGCCGATTAACAAAATGCTTGAAGGTCAAATGATACCGAACCAGCGCCTTAAAGGCGTTGAGTTCGATAAGAAGGAGCTAATCGAAAAGTTAGCTGGTAAAAAGTAAAAGGAGGTGAAAACATGGGATACACAACGCATACAATTAACATTCCGTCTTTTGTGCACATGGACAAGCCTTTCATAATTTTGCCAGTAGTTTCGGCAGATGCCGTAACTGCTGGAACTGTTGTCGGCAAGGTCACCGCAACCGGAAAATTTAAAGCCTATGATGATGACGCTTCTGACGGAACTGAAACAGCAAAGGGTATTGCTGTTAGCTCCACAAGCGGAGCTGATGAGATACTGCACATTCTTGTTTTCGGTGTTGTGAACGAGGGTGACCTTACGGGGCTTGACGACGCTGCAAAGGCTGACCTTGCTGGCAAGATATTCTTTGTAGATTCCAACGATAGATGGAGTGAGTAAAAAAATAAGTAAAAAGTAAAAGGAGGTGAAAACATGGCTGTAGATACAGCAATCATAAATCCCGAAATATTAACATCGGCTCTTGAGCAGATAGAGCCAACAAAAGACCTTTTCTTTTTGAACAAGCTAACGCCTAAGAAGAAGTTTGAATCGAAACCCGCTTTTTCGAGGATTGATTACGGTGCGGATGTGGCAGCGAATGTTGGAGCTATGCAGGTTCATTATGGAGATTTGGCTCAGGTGGCGATAAAGGTTGGAAAGTGGCTATACATCAACGAGGCGCTTTCTATACTTGGCAATCAGGCAATAGAGCTTCGTGAGGCTCTCGGTCAGCGCAATGTCGATATGATTTCGGCTGTCTTGCGTCCACATCTCGAGGAGTTAAGAAGGCGAGCCGATAGAAGGGTTGAGACAACAATTTTGCAGGCTGTAACGGGAAGCATTCAGTATCCCGGTGGTGACACACTCGACACAGAAATTCCGTCCGCTAATAAGATAACAGCCTCAACGGCTTGGAGTGACACAAGCGCCGATGTCTTGACTGATATAGGCAACGCTAAAGAGAAGGTTAAATATGCAACTCCTTCAATTCTTTATGTGCCGAGAAAGGTTTACGAGGCTCTTGCGAAAAACAACAACATTCTGAAATACATCCAAGCTTCACCAACTCTTGCGGAAAGGGCTATAACGACTGGAAAGCTCCCGCCAATTCACGGGCTGGAGATAGTTATTCATGAGAATGCTCAGGTTACTTTCCCCACTTACGACGACGGTGGAACTGATAAGTATTATGCTATCGTGATACCAGCGATTGATAATGAGTGGCTTGAGCTTCAGCACGGTCCCAACCCTAATGCTGATAGCAAGCACAGACCAGGTTGGTTCGCAAACATCAAGCTCGTGGGTGAGCTTCTTACTCATTACGGCATGATTGTTAACCTCGCTTACTTCCCAGCGCTCCGCAATCCTTATGCGGTCGCTCTAATAAAGACAGGTATAGCAGCGTAATGATGAACTGGTTGACTAAAATTGTTGAGGGAGTGTGGCGGAGACGCCGAAAAAGGGGAGGGACTTCTGAATTTCCCTCCCCCGCTCCCTCAACAAAGGGAAAAGTAAAGGGACGCAAGAATGTGGGCAACAATAGACGACATAAGAGAAAGGCTGGCAACCGAAAAAGGAAGAATAACAATAGGTAGCGAGGATACCGATACCTTTACAGAAGATGAAGTTTCAAAAGCGATAGATTTGGCTCACTTAAGGCTCAAGAATAAGTTCCAGATTTCGGATGAAGTTGAAGGCGAAATAGACACCACGAAGCCCGTTGGAGCGCTTCTTAAAGAATGCGAAATTCTGTCAACTTGTTTGGACTTACTTTCACGATTGCCTCAGAATGAGCTTGTGGTAGAGCTTGAAGAGAAGCTAAAGTCACGATATGATTTGATTATTTCTGAATTAGAGGTAGCGGAAATAGAGGTTTTGATAGAAAGCTTAACAAACCCTCAACATTCAAACTTCAAAATTTCCGAAAGTATTTTGCGTGATGGGAGTTAAAATTGAAATGCTTTTGCCTAATGCGTTGGGGATTTTAAAGCGGTTGCAACGCAACGAACCGTGGCAAAGAGCCGTTGGGACTTATTTAGTTCGTGAAACCCAACGGAATTTTATTGAAGAAGGGCGTCCTGAACACTGGAAACCGTTAAAAATTCAGCAAAATTTAGACTGGGTTTTAAAGAAAGGTCAAAAGTGGAAAAAAGTAAAGAAGTCTGCTTTTTTGGTCAAAATTTTAAGAGCTTCTGGCAGACTATTTTCCAGCATTGTTTGGAAAGCAACGAAAAAGTGGACTCTACAGGTTGGAACTAACTTAATTTACGCACCAACTCATCAGTTTGGACGGACTTTTACTTTAACTAAACCGTTAATAGTCCGAATAAGACGCACAAAGTATTTTATGCTCATAGGTCCCGGGCGCCACGAAATCCCCGCAAGACCGTTTTTGGTTATTCTGCCCAAATTCGTTGATGATATAAAATTCATGACGATGGGCTGGTTGTTTACGGGTAGAGCAAGAAGATGAACCCGATAGAAATTTTGACAAATATAAAAGAAAAGCTTGAAACGGAAATTTCGGAATTTAAGACTGTTGAAATTTCCAACGGTGTGGCTTCTGAGGAGTTCGTTGAAAGTCACTTACAATATGATTCCTTTGCTCTTTTGATTTGGACGCATGAAGACGGAAACGCAAGCTTGACAAAAACCGTATTGCTGGAGTCCGAAATAGAAATACAAATATATGTTCACAAAGCGCCTTTTTATAGCAGAAACTTGAGTAAATGCTATGATTTGCACGATAAAGTTATAAAAACTTTGGACGGATATAATATTTTAGGGGTTGGCAATTTGAATTTTATATATAGTAATATAAACCGTCCTCTAGTTGCAGAGGGCGCAAGCGTGGCTTTAAGATTCAAATTGTTCAGAAAAATAATATAAAAGGAGGTGAAAAATGGCTTTTCCATTCGATAAGAGCAATCTGCAACTTAACATGGGCTTCATATTTGTTAAGGATGGAACTGGTTCGGGTGTGATGCCCAAAAATCTTGGATACGCAAAAGAAATATCAATAACTGGTGGCGACGAGCTCAATGGGTTTGAGGCGGAAAATTCGTTTATAACTTTGAAGCCTTTTATCGCCAGTTCCAGTTTCGAGGCGAACGCTTCTTTAATGGAGGCAGCCGATGATGAGCTACTTGCGCTTATAGAAAATTCTAATTGGATACCTGACCCTTCAGATACGGATGATAGAGATAATCTCATGCCCATACTTTCGGTTAAAAGCGTTCACATAGTTAGCGTTCAGATTATAGTTCCGCAGATGGAAGATATAACAAAGTGCGCTGATGGTATTTATATACCTCAAGCGGCTTTAGTGCCCATTTATGACAACACATTCGACCGCTCCAGCAGCCATATCATAGGTCTTAAGGTTCGAGCGAATCCTGTGAAGATGACCTCTATTTGTGGTAGCGATTTTGAGAATAAGCTTGCTACCTTCTTCAGGATTAAGAAGGGAGTAACTATTGATGTTGATGCCGACGGTAAAGGCTACGACCCAGAAATTAATTCGGTAAGCGGAAACTGGACGGGTTTAGAGGAACTGTGGGAATAATAGGGGGTAGCTAATGTATAGGATAGGGAAGGAAAAATTTGAACTAACTACATTTTGTTTAGCGAACGCTAATAAATGTATGGACTTTGTAGAGGGCGCTGCTGAAGTTATATCTGAAGGTGGACAACTGGGCATTTATGTTATAGAAAACAAAGATAAAGTCTTGCGGTTTCTTGCTGCTGTTCTGGTCCCTAAAGGCGAAAAATGGACTCCCGAAATTTATCAGAAAAACCTTGAATATTTCCAAAATGTCGAAATTCCTCTGCAACTTGTGCTTAAAGTGGTGATTGATTTTTTTACGAACAACAAAGGTTTATTGATTCGGTTGAAATATCCTCAGATATTGGCGAATCTTATGGACACGGTGATAGACACGCTGAAACTGGTCATGGAAAAACTGACAAAAGAAGTGGAGCGGGTAAAGTAGTTATAAATTGGCTACATGTCCTTCCCTATCTTTGCGATATAAGCAATTGGAAAAAAGTATATTTAGAAACCCCGGTTTATATAGGTTACATTTGGCTACGGAAAGTAAAAACGGAAATAGAAAGGCAAACGGGTTTAGCTATCTTGCCTCTAAACGCTTTAGGTGGTGGAAATGTAAAAGAAATAATAGAAATCATATCTCGAATAGAGGGTATATATGCAAAGATAGAAAAATTTCAACTTACGGAGGCGCACAAGAGGTGGCTTGAGTATTTGAAAAAGAAGAATGCCTCAAGACAAGATAAAAATAAAGGTTGATATAGACGCCAAAAAGCTCCAAGCCTCACTCCAGGAGCTTTTAAAAGAACTAAAAAGAACTGGTGCTGTATCTGAACAGGCTTTTAATAAGCTACAAGCGGAATTAAGGCAAACAACACAAGAGGTTAAACGGGTTCAGGGGGGAATTTCAAAATTCCGCAAGCTCGTAGCGGGGATCGCTATCGGTGGCGGTGTTTTGATGGGTGTTAGTATGCTCACAAGTAAAATTAGAGCTTTAAATTCCCATGTTAAAGAATGGATAAAGCTTGCCGCAGATGAAAGGCTCGCTATCTCGAACCTTGCGCAAGGACTTAAAAATGTAGGCGATTATAGAGAAGAAAACATAAAACTTTTGGTTAGGCAAGCTAACGAAATTCAGCGTTTAACTGGAGTTAGCAATACCGAAATTTTGCACGCTCAAAAGATTTTGACCACCTTCATGCTCACCTCTGATGAGATAAAGATGTTGATTCCGCAAATTGTGAACATGTCGGTTGCGATGAAGAAGCTCGGCAAAGCGGACTATGATTTACAACAGATAGCTATTGCTGTGGGTAAAGCGTTGACTATGGGGGCGGGTGCGCTTTCCCGTTACGGAATCGTGATGAGTGAAGCGCAAAAGAAGCAATTAAGATATGCACAAGGGGCGGAAAAAGTCAAACTGGTTACCGAAATACTGGCACAGAATTTTGATAAATTCGCCGAAGCAACTGGTAAAAATGCTATGGGTTCTATGATGAAGTTGCAGTCCGCTCTTGACGATTTGAAAAAGCAATTAGGGCATATAGCACTCGATGTTTTGAAGCCGATAATAGATAATAGATAAGCTTATCCCGCAGATTTACAAGGCGGTCGATTGGTTTTCTGAACACAAAGACGCTATTGTAGCGCAACTTAATGATATAGCTAATGCGGGGATTGCGATATTTAAAGCCTTTAAGCCTTTGCTTGATTTGTTCAGGCATATTGCTCTGGAAAAAGAAGCGTTAATGGCTAAAACTCCTCACATCGCTTTTGTGAGGATGAGTTACATGTTAAGAGAAATAAAATCAGGGGAGATAACACGAAAGCAGGCAAAACAATTTGTTAAAGAATTAGAGCAAATAGCTATTTCACCCATAGCGCCAGAATTAAGGGATTTCGCTCGAAATTTAGCTAAAACAATAGAGCATTCTCTTAAAGCTGGCGCAATGATAGGCGGTTGGAAAAAAGACTTACAAGATTATGTTGAAGATTTAGACAATGTTTTAGATAAAGTTTATGCTGGTGTGAAGCAACGGCAGGAAAAGCTCAAAGAAGACGCAAAAAAGACCGCTGATGAAATAACTAAAGAAACTCAAAAGGCAGCGAAAAAGGTAGAGAAAACCGTTGCAGATACAACTCAAAAAGTTTCGGAAAGCATTAAGCAAGTTGAGGAAACTGCAAAGTTAGCTGGTCAGGGGATTTTTGCCCAGTTCATGGCTTTTGAGCGTCACTTCACTGAACAAGCTAAAAGTTTAAGATTCATTTTAGCTTCCCGCCGCAGGATGGCTACTTTGCCTATATCGCCTGAAGGTTTAAAAGAATATGTAGCGTGGGGAGCTGAAGCCGTTAATGAATACATATCTCGAGTTTCCGAAAGTGCAGAGGAAATTTCTGACAAAGTCGAGGAAAAAGTAAATACAATAGGGGACGCAATAAGAGAAAAGCTTAAAGAACCTCTTGAGGACCTTATTGCCGACATGATAGAGAAGCCCTACGAGATGCAAAATGCTTGGCTCGACTTTATTAACACCGTAAAACACGAATTAGTTAAAGCTTTCGCTTCTTATTTAGTTAAAGCTGTCTTTACGGGCGGTAGTTTGATTCCGTTCGGGACGGG